GCTTTTTACTTATGTCTCTAGCCAGTCATTTTGCTATTCATGGCGGAGTAGTTTCACCATTTTGGTTAGTCGGTACTTTATTTCTTCTTACCATAGGTGAACTTTGCTTAAGCCCAATTGGCTTATCAACCATGACCAAACTTGCACCTGATGTCATACGTAGTCAAATTATGGGTTTATGGTTTACAGGTACAGCTCTTGGCAACCTCATGGCAGGTTTAATTGGCGGGCAAGTCTCGGTAGATGGTATTAATCATTTACCTAGCCTATTTATGCGCTGTGTATTAGCCTTGGTTATTGGCGCAATCGTGTTATTTTTATTAAAGAAACCAATGAATAAATTAATGGACAAAAGTACCAACAAAGTTCAACCTGATTTGGAAACGATATGAACGACTTAACTGTTCCAGAAAAACTAGCGAAACTTCGTGAACTCATGACCAATCAAAGTATTGATGCTTTGGTTGTCATGAGTGCAGACCCCCATATGTCTGAATATTTACCAGACTATTGGAAAGCAAGGCAGTGGTTAAGCGGTTTTAGTGGCTCTGTTGGCACTTTATTTGTGACCCAAAACTTTGCAGGACTCTGGGCCGATGGACGCTATTGGGTACAAGCCGAACAACAACTCGCTGGAACTGGCTTTCAGTTACAAAAACTGACCAGTGATGAATCTTCTACACATCTCGCATGGATTGAGAAAAATCTACCGGCTGGTTCGGTTATTTCAGTAAATGGGCAAACACTTTCAATCCAGCAATTTAAAGCGTTGGAAAATACAGCAAAGCAACGTGGCTTTAAGCTTGAAACACAGCAAGATTTAATTGGTTTGATCTGGTTAAACCGCCCTGAGCTTCCTTTAGAGCAGATTCATTTAATGCCTGAAGGGTTAAATGCCCTCTCTCGTAAAGAAAAAATTCAGGCAATTCGCAAGAGCTTAGCTAACAAGAATATTGCGGGTCATTTTATTTCATCTTTAGATGATATTGCTTGGGTTTTAAATGCACGTGGACAAGATGTAGAGTACAACCCTGTATTCCTTTCACATTTATATATCAGTGCTCAACAGGCTGTTTTATTCATTGATAGTAACAAAGTTGATTTAACCACCCAACAGGCTTTTAAAGCTGATGGCATTGAGATTCGTGACTATCAAGATTCAGCTCAGTTTTTAGCAAATATTTCTAATGCATCTGTGCTGTTAGATCCAGCCAAAGTCTCGATTTTTCATGAACAGGCTATCGCAAAAGATATTCAGGTTGTATATGACATCAATCCGAGTACACTTTTTAAATCGCGTAAGCATGAAAGCGAAATTGCGCATATCCGTCACGCAATGGTTAAAGATGGAGTCGCGCTTTGTCACTTTTTCTATTGGCTAGAAAAAGCACTTCATCAGGGTGAACGTATTTCAGAATTGACTATCGATGAGAAAATTACTGCCTACCGCGCTCAACAAGAAGGTTTTATAGGCCCAAGCTTTTCAACGATTGCCGGCTTTAATGCCAATGGTGCTCTACCTCACTACCGTGCAACTGAAGAACATTACTCATTCATTGAAGGCGATGGCCTATTACTCATTGACTCTGGCGGCCAGTATGTTGATGGAACAACGGATATTACCCGTGTTGTTCCTGTAGGAACACCAACAGAGCAACAAAAACGTGACTATACTCTGGTTTTAAAATGTCATATTGCTTTGGCAAAAACGATTTATCCAGAAGGTTTAGCTGCCCCACTACTCGATTCAATTTGTCGCCATACGTTATGGCAACATGGTTTAGATTATCGCCACGGTACAGGTCATGGCGTAGGCTTTGCGCTTAACGTGCATGAAGGACCACAAGTGCTTTCTTATTACGCGCCTATTCATGCCTATAGTAAGTTGCGTGAAGGTATGATTCTTTCTAACGAGCCGGGCTTATACCATGAGGGACAATACGGTATTCGTATTGAGAATCTGGTTGCAAACAGACTTCACTCAGGGTTTGAGAAAACCTACGGCGATTTCTTAGAGTTTGAAACGCTGACCCTTTGCCCGATTCATTTAGATTGTATCGTCGTTGACATGCTAACGGATGAAGAGAAAGACTGGTTAAATGGTTATCATCAAACTGTTCAAGAAAGACTGGCCGAACATTTATCTGGCGATGTTTTAGATTGGCTGATTTATAACACACGTAAGATTTAATCTTCTTGTATGACCAAGGCAGAATAGTTTTTTATTTACAATAGAAGCTTATTCTGCCTTATTTGTACTTATCTATAATTTCAAAAAACCTCACTTTTTAAAGCCGTTTTTTCTGCAAATTTCTAACGAATGAAATAGTTAAACTGGTTACTTCTTTTTTTGCTATATTAGCCCATTAGAAAGCGACTTCTTATTTTTCAAACCTAAAAAGTCTTTTCTAAACAGTGAGTATGAATGTGAGTAATATTCCAACTACTCATTAAATATATTTTAATTATCATGAGGTTAAGTTCATCATGCTTCTAATGATCGAAAAGAAGTATTGAACAAATCTAAAAAAATCTAGCAAAATTTTGAAAATCACAAATTATTGAAATTTATTAAAATTACAAATCTAGGCAAATCTAAGCAAACTATGCAAAATCACCAATCTTGAGTATCATTTTGAGTATGACCCTAAAAATCATAACCGGATACTCAAGATTTCATGTTAAGTGACTCAAAAATTAGAAGTGCAAAACCGAAAGAAAAGCTTTATAGGCTTGGTGATTCCGATGGTTTGTGTGTTGAAATAAAACCTAATGGCAAGAAGTATTGGCGCTATCGTTTTCAATGGCTTAAAAAAACACAAATGATGAGCTTAGGTGAATACCCTATTGTGGGATTAGCTGAAGCCCGTACTAAAAGAGATGAAGCTAAATCTTTAGTTGCAAGCGGTATAAATCCAGTTGAAGAAAAAGAAAACCAAAAAAAGGCTAAATCTGATGAGTATGACAATAGGGTTCTCTTTAAACATGTTGCTGCAGAATATAAAGCAGAAAAATTAAATAATCGTTCAGAAAGGTATCAAGAAGCTTTTCAACGCGCCTTAGATAAAGATATTTTAAAAGTTATTGGTGATAAGGATATTAAAGAAGTCACCTCAGCAGACGTTTTGACTATTATGAAAAAGACGATTACACGAGTTAAGCGTCAAAAAAACCATGGTACTGGCGAAGTGTCAGCAATTCAAAATCGTACTTTTATTGGCGGCGTAATGCGTTATGCAATCGCCACACTTAGAGCCGACTATGATCCAACCTATGCCGTTAAAAACGTTGTAGAACGTCCCGAAATAGAACATGCCAGACCCATGGAAAAATATGAGGCTGTGCAACTTAGAAATAAATTAAATAGCTATGGTGGATCTACTACAGTTAAAAATGCTGGCCTTGTAATGCTCTACTCTATGCTCAGGACTATCGAGATCCGCCGCATGAAATGGGAATATGTTGATTTTGAAGCTAGAACAATTACATTCCCAAAAGAGATGATGAAAAAGAAACGTATTCATATCGTTCCTATGTCTGACCAAGTTTTTAATATTCTTCAAGAACAGCGCAACATTGTAGGTAATCGTGAATATGTTTTTCCAGCCATCTATCAAGATGGGATGCTCTCCGCTACTACAATGAATAAAATGCTCGATTACATTGGCTTGTCTGATGTCACTGCTCATGACTTTCGTGCCACTGCATCAACCTTGTTAAATGAAAAGGATTACGATGACAAATGGATTGAAAAACAATTAGCGCATGCAGATGGTAATAAAACTAGGGCCACATATAACCATGCCAAATATTTAGAAAGCAGGCGAAAAATGCTACAGGACTGGGCTAATATTGTGGATAGCTGGGCGGTTTAACCGCCTTGCTTCTTCTGAAAATGCCACCAGACTTTTTTATAATAAACTTCGTCACGCAAGAAATTAATTTTTAATTCGTTGCCATTGAGGTCATAAATTTTAGTGACCTCTCCTTTCTTATCTAGATCTGCTAATAGATCTGCAACGCGAGAATATGCATGATAATGAATTTTGATTAACTGTGAAGACATAACAATAATTCAAAGTAATTTTAATAATGATACATCAATCCATCGTTCAAGTAAGTTAAGTGTATTGCGCAAATTTATGCTCATATTTGCTTAATATTGATATTTTTGCGCAAAATTATTCTCAGAAGAAAAAGGCTATTTTAATTACTCTTCTATTTTTTGATACAAAATGCCAATCAAACATAAATGTTATTTTTTCTCTAGTTACTATTTTTCAATAACTTAAATTAATATCGAGAAGTTGGCCAAATACTGCAGCTGCTTTGGCCAACCTTAGGTAGTTGGTACAAAATGTCAATTAACAACACACTGTACGCAAATGCTGACTCTAATATTATTTTTGATCGTATGGGCTGTGCAGCCTGAAAGTAGAATACACAGCAATAACGCCCTAAACATCGATCGGAACCATGTCGACCGTTTGACCAGCCAATTCATGATGACAATCAGATAAGAATTGAATCTTTCCATCAGTCATAAATAAGTGACACCGGCTTGCAGGGTGATGATCATTTACAAGTAAAGAAGGTGTAAATGTTGGCTTATCTATATCACCGTTAAAATCCCAAGTACTGCCATTGTGATGTGTACCTTCTTTCACATGGAATGGATGCAAATATTTACAACCGGGGCACTTAAACATATAGATGCCGCTGCTCCAATATTCTAAATATGGCGTTAGCTTAGTTACTGTTTCTACTTGAGTCATTTAGATCACCACTCGATTAGCAATCCAGCCATAAAAGAATTGCTCTTGCTTGGGATTGCGTTCACAGATTTCAATATAACGTTGGCCTTGCATGATATTAAGGACGCGAACCAGTACTTTCTCACCTTCTTTTCCACGTTTGGCCAGATAGGTTTTAAGCGCACCTAAAGTGTTAGAACCATACACACCATCCACGTCCAAATCTGCATACCCGGCTTTACCTTGATTGTTGAGCAAGTTTAGAGCACGTTGTAAAAGTGGTTTTGCAAATCCGGTACCACAATTAACACCAGTGTCTAAAAGTTCTTCAGCAACTAATGCGCTAAATACATTCACTTGATCAAAACGCGGAGCTATCCAATAGTTTTTACGATAAATTGCTTTAGCCACATCACGAGGTAGATCTTTCATATTTCCCTTATAGCCGTTAGTTCGAGCTACCGCTTCAGTAATACCGTATTTAGTTGCACCACCACGGTCTGCTGGATTGTTCACATAACCGCCTTCGCGTTTAATTAGCTCATCAAGATATTTTTCGATATTCATTTCACTATCCTTTACATAAAAAAACCGCCTTTCGGCGGTTAACTGTTTTTAATTTCGTCTTTGGCTTTCTTAAAAGCCTTAATAACTTCAAAAATTGTTTTCCCTTCTTGTTTGTCGATGAAATTAAAGGTCCATCGCACAATGGCCCAACCGGGCAAACCACAAACGAAGAAAAACCCCCCTATGGCAATCATTCCCCAGATATCAGTAACCCACTCATGTAAACCCCATTTCACGATAATGAATGAACCGCCACATAAACTGGAAACAACGGTGCAAATCAAACCCACGGCCCATTCTTGCGGAGACCTTGGCATTCGTGTCATTAAAACGACAGCAGCAACTAATGAAATTGACAAGGTGACAGCAATTGCCACACCATAAAACTTTAAAAATGCAGTAATACTGCTAGTTGAAAGTGGCTCCATAGCCATTACTCCAGAAATAAAAAAAGCACCCGAATTGGGTGCTACTAACTAAATGTACATAAAAAAAAGCACCACTATGGATGCTGTTACTTTTTCATTTCAATAACACTTAACGTTCTCGAAGTAATCATAAAGTTGCTTCTTGATTCCACATTTAATGGGATATTAACGCCCTCCTGTCGAGCAAATCCTGCTTTAAGTGTGTAGGTAACATTACCAATAGTACTGTTATCATCAATAGCTGAAACGATAACCGCTGTACCATTAAAATTAACGTTAATATTACCAGTCTCAATATTCGCGCCCAGAGAGCCTCTGCCAATTAAAGACCCATTTTTATATATTGAAATATAAAAGGAAGCCATTGCCCTATCGTTAGCTGCAATTGGATTACCTCGTCCATCACTTACACTAAATGCCCCGAAGGTTGGGGTGCAAATATTTACTGAGGCATCAAGTCTAACTTTTCCACCACTTCTATTCAGAGTAACTTGTAAAAGTGTGCCTATATGGTTTTCCCATGCAGCTAAGTGGTTATTAAAATCATTATTAGGCTGTCCACTTGTAACTCCACCTGCAAAAGTAGTGATAGTCTTTACATCAATTGCTTTTACACCTATTGGAACAGTTACAGCTTCATCCTTAATTTTTAGCGTATCAATAGCTCCATCTTCAATATTTGCATTTTTAACTTTAATCGTCCCTAGATCAGCACTAATTGCACTTAAATTATCAGCCCAGATTCGGCTAGCATTAATATAGCCAATAGAGGCATTGTCTAAATACAAACCTGCGGGAATAACTGTGCCATTTGGCAAAGTTGTAGGAGTCGACTGGTAAGCAAATGCATATTTTGGTGTCACTGTTCCAGTAACGTCTGAAGGTGCGCCAATGGCAAATCGGTTTGCTTGGATAATGAAATCAACTGTTTTACTGTCGTTCTCAATGCCAACGCCCCCGACTAAGTTGCCTGATTGCAGCTTCAAAGTGGCTCTTGCTTTCAGACCATCAATTGATTGCTGTTGAGATTGAATAGAGGCCGTATTACCACCTACCGTAGTTTGCAGAGTAGTAATACTTGAGGCTTGTGTAGAAACTTTCCCATCAATAACCGACACTTTCGAGTCAAGTGATGAAAGTGCTGAAGCTTCAGCCTTATTTGCAAGCCCATCACTTATAGCCTTAATGTCTTGTACCCAAGTACCCCATGTTGATGTACTTGTACTTCGGCGTTCGGCAGTCAGTTTCGAATTTGTGCCGCGTGCAATTTGAATAATCGGTCCACCAGTAGCGTCGCTATAATAAACATATGTTTCAAGCGAAACATATGTCCCCATTCCTGATAGGCCGATTGTTGAGGCCCGTTTAAATTCACGAACAATCCGTTTCGGGTAATTTGACCAATACCACGATGGCGGTTGGTTGGTTGAGCGGGAATCTGTAACTTCAATATCTTTCAATATTCCAGTTACAGAGCTATTCAAGGAGGTAATGCTTGAGCCTTGAGAAGAAATTGCACCTTCGGCTGTAGATACGCGGTTAGCCAAGCTGTTTAAGGCCGAGCTATCGGCTTTGCTTGACAATGTGCCATTGATAGTCGTGATACTGTTGTTCAGTGAAGTAATGCTATTCGTATGAGACGTAAGAGTATTACCTTGCTGTGTGACCGTGTTAGTGAGGTTAGTGATAGCAGAAGCGTTTGCGTTGCTATCAGGGATGTAATCATAGGTACTCGGAATCCAAGCGTCAGTCGTGAGTACATCGCCTTTGACTAAAACTGCCCAATAAACAGTACCGATAGTGCCCTTATCTGCGGTCGGACGGTTGATCATGTAGAAGTGGATAATTGGGCCAGAGGCAACTGCGCTGTTTTTAACAAAGGTAACCTTGCTGATAACCTTACCGTCTGTATTAACAATAGATTGCAAAGTCTGGCTACCACCACCCGCGTAAACCGCTAGGTAAGAGTTGTTATCACCAGTCCCTCGTTTATGTTCAGCGCACCAGATCAAGGTGTATTTAGCGCCAATTTCCCAATCTTCACCTAGTTTGTAAGTGTGGTGTGGGTATGAGACGCCATCATACAAGCCAACTACATTTGATTTAATGAGAAGGTTAGTTCCACCTTTTCCGCTAACTGCTAATGAGTTAGTCAATGAGGTAATTGAGTTACCTTGGCTTGTAATTGTGCCTTCTGCTGTCGAAACTCGGTTGGTTAAGGCATTTAAAGCCGTAGCATCAGCTTTCTTCGTAAGTTT